CGGTAAGACCACAAACCACGAACAGTGAGGAGCGGAATGTCTCGGACCAACATTCCCCGACCGAGGGTGCTGATGGCTTGCCCCACTTGGAGCGGCGGCGAGTACGCGCTCAAGCAGTGGGCTGCGTCCTGGAAGGCCCAGACCTACCCCGACGTGGGCGCCTTCATGGTCGACAACAGCGAGGAGAACCTGCACTACGCGCACACCGTGCGCGCACAGGGGATCCGCTGCGCGTGGCTCACGCGCCGCATGCCCTACCTCTGGGACACCCTGGAGCTCGCCTGGACGGGTGAGGGCGGCATCATCGACTACGCGCACCAGAACGGCTACGACTACATCTTCTCGGTCGAGCACGACGTGGTCATCGCGCCAGAGGCGACGGAGATCATGGTCGCGCGCTCGCAGAAAGCGGCCAAGGACGGCAAGCCGGCCGTGGTCAGTCACCGCTACCATCCCCGCGGCCAGGAGGGACCGTCGTTCGCCTGGGACACGCTGGGCTGCACGCTGCTGCCCACCGAGCCGCTGTGGCAGGACCGCCTGCTCGCCAAGGCCAACTACGAGATCGAGTGCTTCATCGTCTGCAAGCGCCTGGGCTACCCGCGCGAGCGCGTGCGCGATCTCTTCTCCATCGACCACCTCAAGGATCCCGAAGACCACCGCGACGACAAGTTCAGTGCCACGCCGGCCTACGACCTCTACGCGAAGCGCAAGATCGAGTTCAACGCGAAGAAGGAGGGTGAACTGCCACCGCCTGAGACGACTCCCGACCCGCAGCCGACCGTCAAGTTGGGCGCGCAGGGGATGACCACTGAGCCAGAGGCCGGTGCCAAGAAGCAGATGACCCCCGGTCCCGCGAAGTTGGTCGGCGGCGACCCGCCGCCGGCGCAGCCCTCGGAACTGAAGATGAAGCAGCCCGTCCCGCCGGCAGGCAGCGACGCACCCATCAACCTCCAGGGCGTCAGCGACAAGGACGACCTTCTGAGCATCCTGCGGCAGGAGAACCGCATCCGTCTCAACCTCGGCTGCGGCTACCAGCAGATCGCCGGCTTCATCGGCGTCGACTTCGACCCCGACCTCGACCCCGACGTGGTCAGTCCCGTCGATGACCTCTCCTGGCTGGAAGACGACACCGTCGACATGATCTACGCCTCGCACGTCCTCGAGCACCTGACGATGGAGGAGAGCCGCGTAGCCCTCAAGGAGTGGCTCCGCGTCCTCAAGCCCGGTGGGCACCTCGACGTCATGGTGCCAGACGTGAATCAGGTCTACCTGCTCTGGCGCAAGGGCGCCAAGTGGGGCGACTACGCGCAGATATGCGACGAGCTCTACATCAACGCCACGGCCTTCGGCGCCAACCTGCTGGCCGACGCGATCCCCGAGATGCACGACACCTATGGTGGCCCCGGCCACCAGCACAAGCAGATCTTCATCCACGACATGCTCTTGCAGCGTGTCCTAGAGGCAGGCTATGTCGAGGCCCACGAGGTAGACCAGTGCTTCCTGCGTCGCTCCAACATCGGTGAAGTGATGGTGCAGGCGCGCAAGGTCTGGTATCCCGAGCAGCCCCCGATGCCGGCCGATCCCCCAGCAACAGTCAAGAAGGAGTAACAGATGGCTAACAACCTCGGACAGCAGTCCCAGAAGGATCTTCTGGACATCGCGCTGCGGACGACCGACTCGACCAACTGGGCAACCCCCGGTTCGATCTGGGTGGGCCTCTGCACGGCAACGCCGACCGACACGACGACCAACGAGACGACCAGTGGCAACAACTACGTCCGCAAGCAGATCACCTTCGCGCCGGCCTCGCTCGCCGCGCCGGCCGTCTCCACCGGGCCGACCATAGTCTGCACCTTCACCAGCGCCGGCGGTAGCTGGGGCACCATCAGCGGCTACGCGCTCTTCGCCGCCTCGACCGGCTCGAGCGGCACCAGCCGCTACATCGCCTACGGCACCGTGTCGCCCACGGTGGCGATCACGACCAACGACGTGGTCGAGTTCGCCGCGGGAGCCATGTCGCTCTCCTTCGACTGATCATGACCGAAGGAGCGCGAACATCATGCCAGCCTCTACCTTCGGTGAACTGCTAGTCGGCAAGACCCCGAACGAAAAGGCGGCGCTCAAGGCGCAAGGACTCGCCGCCATAATGAACGACGGTGAGTTCACGGTCGGCAACAAGACCGTGACCCTGGCAAAGCTGGTCGGGTACGACTACACGCTGAACGGCGTCACCATCACGCTGACCGGCGCGAGCTTCGACGGCGTCACGCTGATCGTGAACTGCACGGCGTCGGACGCCAACGGGCCGCTGCCTGCCTCGACCGCCAATGCTCACCGCTTCGTCAACCCGCCGCTCATGGTCTGGATCCGCGCGCCTGGGACCAATGGTGAGTCCGACCCCGGCGATGCGACCGAGAACGTCATCACCACGGCCAAACAGTGGCTCTACGACTCCGTCGTGACCTACGCTGAGAACCACGGGTGGACTCTTGGCTAGTCCGCTCACGGTATGGAGTTCGACGGCGGACGGGTATGCGCGCTCGTGGGACTCCTCTTATACGATAGCCCGTCAAACCGCAGGACTCGTGGGTTCTACAGGGACATCGTCACAGGTTGGTCAAGCCTTCTCCAGTCCGAACTATATGTGCTACGAGCTTTTCACCAGCTTTGACACCTCCTCCGTAGGGGCAGGGGTAACCGTTACAGTGGCGACCCTGTCTTTCTATATGGATATCGACCTGTCGACCACTGCTGACTTCACAGTCGATGCCCGCATCTACAATTGGGGAGGAACGCTCGAAGCGGGGGATTTTCGCTCGGGAGTCCCAGCCGACGCGAACAGTCTTGATGAGTACACCTTAGTCGCCTCAAGGAGTACCACTCCAGACTGGTCTACCAGTGCCTACAGCGCCCTGACTAGTGAGTCGGCCTTCCTCACAAACGTCGCGCTGACCGGGACAACCTACGTCATCCTTAACTCCAGTAGACACCTAGCCGGAGATGCGCCGACTGGGAGTGAAAACTTATATCTGTACCTGGCCGACGACAACACCGGCGGCGGCGGCACCGACCGCGATCCGAAGCTGTACGTGGAGTACACAGAGGGCGCCGGCTTCGTCGGCATGACCGTGAGAAGGCCGGTGGGCTGACATGGCTATCGCCTTCGTCGGAGCCGCCGTCACCGCTGGCGTCGCCAACCCCACCGGGGCGCAAACCTGGCCCATCCACGCCTCGTCTGCCGTGGGTGACTATGCGATAGGGATGCTCTACAGCCGAGGCTCCACGAAGACGCTTCACGCCACCTCAGAGAGCGCCGCCAACCTGGGCGTCGATCTCATCATCGAGAACGGCATCAACTCCAGCTACGGCAAGCTCATCATCGTCGGCAAGACACTCGTTCAGGGCGACATCACGGTGGGCTACTTCGGCACGATGGATTTGCTCTCGGTAGCCAACGCCACGACCGGCTGGGGTTCGCTGGTCTTCTCGGGCGTCGATACGGCTGCTCCCATCGACGCCGAGGCGACCATCGCCGGGGGAACCGCGTCCACGGCCCCGGACTGTCCCGCCGTGACCGTAGGGACCACAGGTTCCGCGATCGTCGCCGTCTGGGGTTCTGGTCAGGAGACGACCAACAACCTCGACTCGGACTTCTCGATCCCGTCCACCTACACCCTGACCACGCTGCGCTGGACGACGACCTTGGGGTCGGACGCCGCCATGCAGGCGTTCTACAAGCTCAACGCCTCATCGGGTTCCAACGACCCCGGCACCTCGACCACCATCGTCAGCAGCTATTGGTACGCGCACACCATCTCGCTGGAAGCCAGTACCAAGAAGGCGCTGGTCACGACGGCCTCTGCGGCATCACTCAGTGCCAATAGCGCCTATCTCATCAAGCAAGTCAGGACTACTGCGGCAACGGCGAGCCTCACCGCCTCCAGCGCCTATCTCATCAAGCAGACGAGGACTATCGCGTCGTCGGCTACTCTGACGGCTTCCGACGCCCTGCTCTCCAAGGTGGCGGCGAAAAAGCAACTCCTGACTACGGCTTCGAGCGCCAGCCTCACCGCCGCTGCGGTCACCACGCGCATGTACTATGTCGTCCAGGCGCAGGCCGCGATGACGGCAGTGCTGACCACGTCTACCGCGCTGCTCTCGAAGGCGACGAGCGTCAAGCAGATGACGACGACCGCTTCGGCGGCGTCCTTGACCGCCGACAACGCTCGTCTGTACGTCCGCAACCTGCGGACGCTGGCCTCTGCGGCTGCCCTCGCGGCGTCCACCGCCTATCTCCTCAAGCAGGCGCGTACCACGGCGTCCTCTGCCAGTCTCACCACGGGCGTCGCCAGACTGTACGTCCGCAACCTGAGAACCACGGCCTCGTCCGCCTCCCTGGCGGCCTCGACTTCGTATCTCCTCAAGCAGGCGCGTACCACGGCCTCATCGGCAAGCCTGACCACCAGCCCTGCGAGACTCTACGTCCGCAACCTGAGAACGATCGTCTCCAGCGCCTCGCTGACCACCTCTCCGAGCGCCATGTCGAAGAGCGGGACGACCCAGTTGATCACCGTCGCCTCGACTGCTTCCCTGAGCGCCGGCAGTGCCTACCTCCTGACGCAGGCGCGCACCCTCGCCTCGTCCTCCTCGCTGACGACGACCAGCCTCCTGCTCACGAACCGCCACGGCGCCCAGACCTTGGCCGCAAGCGCCTCGCTGACAGGATCGGCTGCCTACCTGCTCAAGCAGGCGCGGACGCTGGCCGCGGATGCGGCGCTCACGACTTCGTCTGCTCGCCTGCGTCTTCGCAGCCTCAACACCACGGCGTCGAGCGCCGCGCTGACGGCATCTGCCGCGTACCTAATCGACCAGGCGCGCACGCTGGCTTCCAGCGCCTCCCTGACGGCTTCGACCGCGAGACTGCGCCTCCGCAGCCTGAGCACGACCGTCTCGAGCGCCTCGCTGGAGACTGGGACGGCGCGGCTCCGCATCCGCAGCCTGAACACTCTCGTCTCCGCGACCAACTTGGTGACAGGCAGCGTCGCGCTGAACCGACAGGGCAAGGTCTACCCGGTCACCCAGCCGTCGAGTGCCAGCCTCACCACCGGCGTCGCTCGCCTGCGAATCCGCAGCCTGAACACCGTCGTCTCCAGCGCCGAGCTCACCACCGCGAGCAGCTACCTGCTCAAGCAAGCGCGCACCGTCGCCTCCTCGGCCTCGCTGACCAGCACCTCTGCCCGCCTGCGCCTCCGCAGCCTGAACACGGTCGCCGCCGACGCGGTCCTGAGTTCCTCCAGCGCGTACCTGCTCAAGCAGGCGCGGACGACGGCCTCGACGGCCAGCCTGACCGCCTCGACGGCGCTCCTGACCAAGCAGGCCGCCAACAAGCAGCTTCTCACCACGGCCTCCAGCGCCACGCTGACCGCCTCGCAGGCGTCCACGCGCGGGAACCTCAAGACGATCGCCTCCAGCGCCAGCCTGACGGCCGAGGGCCACATCCATATGCGGAGCCTGCGTGCCACGGCTTCCTCGGCCTCGCTGACGGCTTCCAGCGCCTACCTCATCAAGCAAGCCAGGACGACAGCCTCGAGTGCCAGCCTCACCGCCGGCAACATCTCGCTCACCAACCGCCACGCGCTGATGACCGTGGCCTCGGCCTCGACGGTCACGTCCTCGAGCTCCCTGCTCCGCAGCAAGCACGTCATGCAGACCACCGCCGGCGCCGCCTCATTCAGCACCTCGAGCGCGACGATGAAGATGACCCACCGTCTGATGACGACCGCCTCCGCGGCGTCGCTGACGGCGGCCGACGCATGGCTGGGACGCGAGGGCTTCGTCCGCATCCAGACGCTGCCCAGTTCGGCCTCGCTCACGACCTCTGCGAGGGTGCGCCTCAAGGCGACCTACCACATCACCAGGGCTGAGATCTCCTACAACGGCTGGCGTACCCGCGGCATCACTACGACATGGAACGCTCCCCAGAAGGTCGATAAGGGCCACTGGACAGCCAAGCTGGAAGAGAGGTGAGTTTATGACCGTCGAATACGTCCACGACTCGGTCGAGTACATCCGAGTGCAGATGACGGTGGAGAAGAACGGCGCCGTCTTCGACCCCACGAGCGATGTGGTGAAGATGACCTTCACCGAAGAAGACAGTCTCGTCGGGACGGAGTCCTGGTACGTCGGCTCTTGGGAGACGGCGGGCAGCAAGTACTTCGCCCGCTGCCTCGTCGGTCCCGCTCCCGGCCTCGTGGAGCTCACGCACGGTACGTGGTTCGTCTGGGTCAAGGTCACCGACAACCCTGAGACGCCCATCAAGCGCGCCGGCGTGGTCGAAGTGTACTGATGCTCGCGGAGGCTCTGGACAAGGCGCTTCAGCACACGCTCTACCTGCACCGCATCGAGGCGCTCGCGCCTGCGGTGGCGCAGCTTGAGCGCGACGCAGGACGCATGTTCATCCTCCAGAGCTACGACGTGTTGACGGAGATCTACCAGGCCGACCTCTCCGAGGCGACGCAGGAGGAGAAGGACGACCGCCGGCTGGCGCTCATCCTCGCGGCGATCGCCGCCGCCCTGGCCGCCCGCATCGGCAAGGACGTGCTCATCCTGCGGCCGGGGCTGCTCGCGGCCCTGACCGCTGCGGTCACCCAGTCGGCGCTCGCCAAGTACGGCATCACCGGCGACCTCCGCTCCGTCCGCGCCCAGCAGTACCTCATCGAGCACGGCGCGGATCTCGTCAAAGGCATCAACGACTACACGCGCGAGCGCATGGGCCGGCTCATCGCCCAAGGCCTCGCCAAGGGCCAGAGCGTCGAGGACATCGCCGGCACCCTGATGACCAGCTTCGATGACATGGGCTGGGCACGCGCGCGGCGCATCGCCATCACCGAGGCCAACAAGGCGTGGAGCTACGCCGAGCTCGAGAGCGCCTACGACATGGAGAAGGCCGGCTACGGGATGGTCAAGGAGTGGATCCTCGGCCCGATGCATCCACGCTACGACATCTGTGACCACAACAACGAGCAGGGCGCCATCCCTGTTCACAACCTCTTCTCGAGCGGCGACATGGCACCGCCGCAGCACCCGAACTGCGGGTGCGGACTCATCACTTACCCAGCGGACGGAAACCAACCCTGGGGCAGCCAGGTGAACGGCCAGACGCCGCTCATGCCGTTTGGGTTCGACCAAGGAGATCAGAATGCCAACCGATGACGACCTGAAGACCGAAGAGACGGCAGACTTCGACACCGAGATGGTGCCGCTGGTCGAGCGCGCCGTGCGCCAGGACAACACCATCGACCTGAAGCTCATCGCCCCCGGCTGGGGATCGAGCGGCTACTACAGCGCCGAGCTCCTGCGCGAGGACGGCCCCAAGGCGTGGGCACCGGGCACCCATATGTACCTCGACCACCCGACCGAGAGCGAGTCCAAGGAGCGCCCCGAGCGCAGCGTCAAGGATCTCGCCGGCGTCATCGTCAGCGTGCCCGAGTTCCGCGAGAAGGGCGCCGCCGGCCCCGGCCTCTACGCCAAGGCCAGCGTCCTGCCGCCCTACAAGGATGTCATCGAGGCGCTCGCGCCGCACATCGGCGTCTCCATCCGCGCGCACGGCTCGTTCTCGCCGGGTGAAGCGGAGGGCCGCGAGGGCCGCATCATCAACCACATCGCCAAGGGCGAGAGCGTCGACTTTGTCACCAAGCCCGGTGCCGGCGGCAAGGTGCTCGCCCTCATGGAGAGCCTGCGCCAGAAGGGCTCTCAGGATGTGCCAACATCCAACGTGATGAACAGCAACTTCGTACAGGTCGAGGGAAGCTCGGCTCTCCCGACGATCACGACAACCACCACGGCCGCCAGTGGGACGTTCTACATCCCGGCCGGCGGCACCGTGTCCGAAGGACAGACCCAGGAGGAACGCGATATGGAGCTCAAAGAAGCTCAGGAGCAGATCACCACGCTCCAGACCGAACTCGAAGAGTCCAAGGAGACGACCACCGAGGCCACCATCCGCGCCGACCGCGCCGAAGGTGCTCTCGCCATCCTCGAGGCGCAGCGTGAAGCCGCCAGCCTGATGGAGAACGTCAGCCTGCCGGCCGCGGCGAAGCAGCGCATCACCGCCAAGGTCACCATCAATCCCAAGCGTGCCGAGGACGGCACCCTCGACAAGGACGCCCTCAAGGAGGCCGTCGAGGTCGAGAAGAAGATCGAAGCCGACTACATCGAGTCCATCGTCGGCGCCGGCAAGGTCACCGATCAGGGCAGCAAAAGCGGCGAGCCCGTGGACGACACCAAGGTCAAGGAAAGTCTCGGTCACGGCTTGGGCAAGTTCTTCGGCCTGAGTGACGAGGCCGCGAAGCGCGCCGTTGACGGCCGCTAGGAGGTAAAGAGACATGCCGACCAACGAAGTCTACAAAGACGCGGTCAACATCCCGCTCGTCGTGGGGGCCAGCGTGGCCGCCCGCAACCCGGTCCTCGTGGGCAAGATCCCCGGCGTCACCCAGACGGCCACGGGTGCCTCGGGCACCACGACCGCCACCGTTGCCACCGAGGGCATGTACCGCTGCTCGGTCACCGCCAACGATGGCAGCGCCACCACGGTGGCCCAGGGCGACATCCTGTACTTCTCGGGCACCAACGCCTCGCCGACGCTCAACAAGAACACCGGCGGCACCCGCTGGGGATACGCCGCCGAGGCGATCTCCGCGAGCGGTGCCCAGCAGACCATCAAAGTCATCGTCGGATACTGAGGGTGGTGACTGACTGATGGCGACGAACGAACAGTACAAGAAGGCGTGGATCGTCCCACTGACCGTGGGAGCAAGCGTCGCCGCGCGTACCCCGATGTGCGTCGGCAAGTTGGCCGGCGTCACCCTGACCCCGACCGGCTCCAGCGGCACCCAGGTCGCCTCGTTCCTGCGCCACGGCGTCGTGAACGTGCCCGTGGTCAGCGACTGCGACGCCGTGACCCTGGCTCTGGCCTCGGTCACCAACACGCAGACGCTCATCATCAACGGCTTCACCTACACGGCGACCACGGCGACGACCACATGGTCGACGCGCAACTACTCGATCGCCGGCACCGACGCCCAGGACGCCGGCCTGCTCCTGAAGGCCATCAACGGCGGCCCCTACGTCACTCTGGCCGGCGCAGCCGCGGCCGACTGGGTCAGGGTGAACGGTCTGACCTTCACCGCGCACACCAGCACCACCACGGCGGCCAACCGTGAGTTCTCCATCGCGGGCACCGACACGCAGGACGCCACCGAACTCGTGACCGTGCTGAACGACGCCACCTACGGCATCGCTCCGTACGTCGCCACGCAGAGCTCCGCGGGCGAGGTCATCATCCAGCCCCCGACAGGCTACCCCTGCGCGGCCTACCCGGCAGCGGTCGTCACCTCGAGCAACGGCACCCGGCTGGCAGTCGCCACGCTGGCGCCGCTGAAGGACTGCATCGCCACGCTCGCGACCGCGACCATCACGGTCAAGTCGAGCGAGGTCATCAGCGCAGTCACCGGCACGGCCTCTGGCGCGACGGTCACGGTCAACCACGCGGTCACAAGCACGAAACCCGTGTTCCAGGGTGACAGCGTCTACTGGACGACCCCGAGCACGCTCAACTGCAAGGCTGAGACGGGCACCGCCTTCTACGGTCGCGTGACCGAAGCCGGCGGCGTTCAGGACCGCAAGATCACCCTCGCCTCGGTGACCAACAGCCAGACCGTGGTCATCAACGGCATCGTGTTCACGGCGCACACCAACACCACGACGATGAGCACGAAGACCTTCAGCATCAGCGGCGACGACACCGCGGACGCTGCCGAGCTCGCTTCCATCATCAACAGCCCCATCTACGGTCTGAGCGGCTTCACCGCGACGGCCGCGGTCGGGGTCATCACCCTGGCCTACAACGGCGACATCGTCGTGACAGGCACAGCTCGTACCGCCGGCACCCTCACGGTCGCCCCTGGTACGCGCACCATCAAGGTCAAGATCGGCTACTGAGCCGACAGGAGGAACACATGCCCGACGAGATCATCACCAAGATCGAAGAGACGAAAGATGAGGCGAGCACCGACGCCGACCTCATGAGCGTCCTCGGTCGTGAGAGCGGCTTCGCGAAGAAGCGCTACTCCAAGGAGGTCGTCAACACCTTCATGGAGACGCTGAACCGCGCCGCCGAAGGCAGCAACTTCGCCTACTACCAGTTGAAGGAGGCGATGGTCACCGCCGACTTCGCCTACCTGTTCGGTGACGTGCTCGACCGCAGCCTCATGGCCGCGTGGGGCACGACCATGCCGTCCTGGCGCAGCTACATCCAGACCGGCACGGTGCGCGACTTCCGTCAGGCCAAGATGCTCGGCATCGAGGGCATGGGAGCCGTGCTCGACAGCGTCGGGGAGCGCGCTGAGTACCCCGAGCGTGGACCGAGCGAAGAGACGCCGATCACGCGCCAGGTGAGCAAGTACGGCGCCCGCTTCGGCATCTCGTTCGAGGCCATGATCAACGACGACCTCGGCGCCCTGCGCGACCTCCCCAACCGTCTGGTCGAGGCCGCCCGCCGCACCGAGGCTCTCGCGGCCAGCAAGATGTACGTAGGGACGGCCGGTTTCAACACGGCCATGTACAACGACGCCACCTATGACAACATCGTGAACACCCACGCGGGTGCCGCGAGCAACAACCCCGTCCTCTCACTGGCGAACCTCGCCCAGGGGTTCCTGGTGCTCGGCAGCCACAAGGACATCGACGGGTTCCCGATCGTCATGGACGCCGTCACCCTCGTGGTGCCGCCGGCCCTGCGGATCACCGCCAACAACATCCTCAACGCGACTGAGATCATGGTCGCCTCGGGTGGCGGCGCCTACAACGCCGCCGACCAGATCCGCGTCGCCAACTGGATGCGGAACAACCTGACCGTCGAGGTCGATCCCTACATCTCGATGACGGCCACCAGCAACGCCTCGACGTGCTGGTTCCTGTTCGCCTCCAAGGGTGCGCCGCGCACCGCAGTCCAGATGGACTACCTGAGCGGCCACGAGAGCCCCGAGCTGTTCGTGAAGACCCCCAACGCCTCGCGCGTCGGCGGCGGCACCGTTCCTGAGTCGTTCGAGAACGACAGCCAGGAGTTCAAGTGCCGTCACGTCTTCGGGCTCACCCAGATCGCCCCGTGGGCGACCGTGGCGTCGAACGGCTCTGGCGCCTGACAGTCATGAGGCATCCGCATGACATCCCTCCTAGAGACGATACGGACGAACTCCTTATCGCCATCTTCGACATGCTTGTGGAGATCCGCGATGCACTGGCTCCGACGCTCCTCGTAACGTCGGAGTTGGTGTCACCGGAGATGCCGAAAGGCGCGGAGGCGGCAGATGAGACGCCAGCCTCCGCGCCGCAGGCATCCGTCAAGGCTCCCGCCAAGCGTAAGCCGGCAGCCAAGAAGCCGGCGAGGAAGAAGCCAGCATGACCTGGAGCTACGACCCCAGCACTGACATCGGCAAGGTGCGGCTGCTCGTGTCCGACACCGATCCCTCACGCCGCGTCATGGACGACGAGGACTACCAAGCCTTCCTCGACATGGCCGGAGGCTCCGTCACCCTCGCTGCCGCGAAAGCTCTTGAGACGATCGCGGTCAACGAGGTGCTGTGCTTGCGCGTCGTGAACCTCATGGGCGCCATCGTCACCGACGCCGCCTCGGCGGCCAAGCAGCTACTGGCTCAGGCCAAGACGCTGCGGGCCGAGTCCGCGGAGCTCGGTGACGGTGGCGTCGGGTTCCTCTCCATCGAGATGGTCAACGGGCCTGAGATGCGTGAGGAGAAGTTCTGGAAGGTGACGGAGGCCGAAGGCTGATGATCCGCGCGGCGACAGCCGGCGGTCCCAGCATGGCTGGCCTCCTCGCCGGGTTCTTTACATCAGAAGTCACCATCGTGCGCGCGACCGCGCTCGCGAACGAGTACGGCGAACCCATCAACACCTGGGCCGTGGTCCCTGACCTCATCGGGTTGCCGGCGCTCGTGGCCGGCGGCGACGTGTCGATCAGGATGAAGCGTCAGGAGATGCGGACCAGCCAGCAGGTATACGAGATGGAGTACCGCAGGGTGCTCCTGAACGGCTCCTACGACGACATCCAGCACGAGGATCGCGCCCAGTTCGCTGATCGCGACTGGGCCATCGTCTCCATCACGCAGGACGTGACCAGCACCTTCACCGAGCTCCTCTGCGAGTCGCTCGAGCCTGGGAACGTCTGATGATGAGCGCCACCGTCATCGGAGACGAGGCGCTGGCGGCCAAGTTCACCGCCGCTGCTGTCCAACTGCAAGCAGAGAGAAAGACCTGGCTGCCCGAGGTCGCTGAGATGGTCGAGACAGCCATCGAGGGCAACATCGCCAGACAGGGACTCATCGACACCGGCGACCTCATCGACAGCGGTCGCATCTTCTACCAGACCGCCAATGGCATCAGTGTCGGTTTCGGCAACATGCTCGGCTACGCTGCGGCGCTGGAGTTCGGTTCCCATCCGCACTGGATTGACGCAGGAGCAGGCTGGTGGAGCAGTGCCAGCAACCTGTACTTCCAACTGCCGAGCGGAAAGTACTTCTACGGGCCGAGGGTCTGGCATCCTGGCAACCAGCCCTACAAGTTCATCAATCGCGGCGCGATGGAGGCGTTCTACCCCATCTGCCTGTTCTTCATGGCGAAGCTCCGCGGCATCTTTGGAGGCTCCCTATGAGCTTCCAGTCAGACCTCTACTCAGCCATCACCGCGCACGCCGGCCTGACGGCTCTCATCGGGACGCGCCTGTACCCGAACGACGCGGCGCAGAATGCCACCCTGCCCTACATCGTCTACTACGAGTTCGCTACGCCGCGCGAGCAACTCATGTCGTGCGACATCGGAATCTCCAAGCCTCGCATCCAGTACAGCGTCTACGGCGAGTCCTATGCCGACGCGCTGGCCGTCGCAGACGCTCTGCGCGCGGCTCTGGACGCGACCAGCTACATGGTCATCTTTGAGGATGAGCGCGGCAACAGCGACATGACCACCGGCCTTCACCGGCGTGACATCGACGTGAGGATCCCGCATGTCGGAGTCTGACGTGAAGATCGAGCTCTCCGCATCCAACGCGCAGTTGGTGTCATCGCTGATCACTGCACGCGCGGCTCTGGACGCTGCTCTTCTCATGCTGACCCAGGAGTCGCTGCCCAAGCCGCCGGCGGCCCCGGTCCCAGCCACGGCGGCCGGCAGCGGCGTTGAATGCAAACACGAGAACCGCAAGGACGTGCGGACCTTCGGCTCTGCGGAGCACTGGATCTGCCCAGACTGCGGATACGAGTACAGGAGGTAGCAGATGCCGAAATCGTATCGGGCGCTCGTCGGGTTCAGTTGTCCTGCGGACCCCGAGTCCCTGAAGAAGTGGAAGGCCGGCAAGAAGGATCAGGCCAAGCTCATGGTCGTCAAGAAGGGTGACAAGGTCGAGCCCTTCAACGAAGACATCCTCAAGTCCTGGCTCGCCAATGACGCGGTCGAGGAGGTGAAGTCGAATGGCTAAGTACTCGTCCAAGGACGTGGGCTTCATGCTGCTCGGCTCCTACTCCGTCCTTGCCGCCGTCAGCAGCATCGAGGACACCGTCACCCTCAAGCTCAACGAGACGTACGCCCTCGGGGAGGACGACGAGTCCTTCTGGTCGGGCGGCGCCAAGCAGACGGAGATCGTGCAGGAAGGCTGGTACGACGACGCGGTCGGCAACCTGCACCAGGCCATGACCGACCTCTCGACCGTGGCCCTGCCGATGACCATCGCGCCGTTCGGTAACGCCATCAACGTGGTCCCGACGAGCGGCACCGAGATCGACATCTACCAGAGCGTCCAGCGGGTCGGCTACACCGTCCAGTTGGCGACCAGCGAGGTCACCAAGGCGCAGGCCCGCTACGGCATCTGGTATGGCAAGAAGCGCGGCAAGTTGGCCGCTCCGCTGGCGACCAAGTCGGCCGCCGCCAACACCGACGCCGACGACGCGCTTGTGTCGGCCGCGCAGCCGGCGGGCACCAACGGCGGCGCGATGGTGCTGCACATCACCGCCCTCACGGGCACACCGACCAACGTCACCATCACCCTGCGCCACAGCGTCGATGGCACCACCTACACCGACAAGACCGCCTTCAGCGCCTTCACGCCGGCCAACGTCCTCGCGGGCGTGGCGTCCGAGTACAAGGTGCTCTCGGGCCAGATCAACAAGTGGGTATCGGCCGCCTGGGCCTACACAGGCGGGACCGGCCCGACAGTGACCTTCGCGGTCGGCGTGTACGTCGCCCCATAACTCAAGGAGAACAGCATGGCGAAGCATGGTTCCAACGACGTAGCCTTCGAGATTGACACCGCAGATGCCGGTGCCCTCTCGACCGGCTTCGGCACCACCTACCTCACGAAGATTGGCGACTACGTCGTCAACCGTGAGGCCGTCGAGGCGACGCCCTTCGGCGTCGTGGACGAGCAGTACCTCATCGGCGTCATCAAGAAGCGCGAGCCCCTGGTCATCGAGGGCTGGTACGACGACACCGCCTCGACCGGCCCCGACGCCATCCTCAACATCGGCCGCGTCACGCACGCGGTCACGCGCTCGACCGTCCTCACCTTCGCCACGGGCAAGACCGTGACCGGCGAGGTCTGGATCGAGAAGTACACCCGCACGATGGCGATTGGGGAGTACCACGGGTTCTCCGCGACGCTGCGCTACACAGGCACCATCACCGAGGCTTTCGTCTGATAGGCGAGGCTTCCCGAACGGAGGTATGAGTATGGGACTGCTCAACCAGAAGAAGCGCGTCGACCTCGAAGACAACGAGTGGGTCGACGTGCGTCCGCTCTCCATCGGCGCGCTGCGCGAGATGCGGCGCAAGGCGGCTTCCATCGAGCCGGTCGAGGGAGAAGAGAAGGAGGAGGCACAGGGGTTCGCTCTTACGCAGATGGCGCTCGAGGCTTGCATTGTGGCCTGGAGCGACGAGGCGCCTGTGACTCCCGACAACATCAGTGAACTGCCCTATGAGATGACCTTCGAGATCGCAGCCGCGGTCGGCATCGGGGAGAAGGAGCGCCCTTTGCCGAGTGGGTCGAGTTTGGCCGATACCTCCGAGGAGTAAAGGGAGCGAAGGAGCCCGATGAATGGCTGACCAGCGTCATCTGCCAGGAGTTCGACTGCACTCCAACGGAGGCAGACGGGCAAGACTACGAACGCTGCCAGCGCATCATGGCGCTCCGCGCATTCGCGCACTCCTGGCGTCAGGTCGAGTCGGGAGTCGAGCAGAAGGATCTGACGCGAGGTCCGATGCTCGAGAAGGTCATCAAAGTCCAGTTGTCAGAAAGGTGAGCGAGAGTGGCTAACTTCTACGGCGAACTCGTCATTCGCATCACCAGTGACACTACTGGCCTGAAGAAGGGGCTGAACGAGTCGGCCGCTGCCGTCGCCTCCACGGGGGCCGCGGCGAACAAGAGCGGCCGACTCGCAGCCCAGCGCATGGAACACGTCGGCCGGCAGATGCAGAACGTCGGCCGGCAGATGACGCAGTTCGTCACCCTGCCCATCGCCGCCGGCTTTGCAATTGCCGGCGTGGCTGCCTTCAAGTACCAAGACAACCTGATGAAGATTCAGAACCTCACTGGGACTAACGCGGCCCAGACGAAAGCGTGGGGCGACGAACTCTTGAAGCTCGGGGCCGCCACCGGCCAGACTCCCATCAAGCTCAGTGAGGCGCTCTACTTCGTGGCGAGCTCTGGCTTTGCCGGCGCCGAGGCCATGAAGGTCATCGACGTGTCGGCTAAGGCCGCCGCCGCCGGTATGGGCGATGTCATGGTCACCGCCGATGTTTTGACGAGTGCGATGAACGCCTATGGTCATTCCGCGTACACCGCCGCAGAGGTCACCGACTACCTGATGAAGACAGTCGAGGTCGGCAAGGCCGAGCCGGTCGCCCTGGCGAACTCCCTCGGCCGCATCATGCCGGTCGCCGCCCAACTCAAGGTCGGCCTGGACGAACTCGGCGGCAACGTCGCCGCCCTGACCCTTGGCGGCCTCTCGAGCGCGGAGGCGGTCACCGCCCTGCGCGGCACGATGATGGCCCTCGTCGCGCCGGCGAAGATGAGCATCGACCAACTGAAGACGATGGGCCTCTCCTATCAGGATGTCACCGACTCAATCGCCAAGAAGGGCTTGCTGCCGACGCTGAAGATGCTCTGGGAGCGCACCGATCACAACATGCTCTCGATGCGGAAGATCATCCCCAACGTGCGCGCCCTGAACGGTGTACTGTCGCTGCTGGGTGCGAACTACCAGAGCAACCTCAAGGTCATCGACAAGGTCGCGAACGCGCACGGCGCCCTTGACCGCGCCATGAAGAACACCGCCCAGCAGCCCGTGCAGAAACTCAGGCAGGCGTGGGCATCGTTGCAGGCGTCGTTCATCAAGGTCGGCGCTGTCGTGCTGCCGTTCTTCGCGCGCATCGCCGCATGGCTCGCCAAGGTGGCTGACAGCCTCGCCTCGATGTCTCCTGGCTGGCGCAACTTCATCCTCATCATGGCTGCGGTCGCCGCTGCGGTCGGTCCCGTGGTGATGATTCTCGGCACGTTCATCAACGCCATCGGCCTCATCCGCGGAGCTCTTCCCGGCCTCATGATCGTGAAGTCGCTCGGCGCGCTGTTCTCTGGCTTCCAAGCCGGCGGCGCGGCCAGCGGCGTGATGGCCTTTACCGCCGCTCTCGGGCCGCTCAGGTTGGCCCTGCTGGGCGTCGCCGTTGCCGCCGCTGCCTTCTACGGCTTCGTCAAAGTCAGCGACTGGCTTGACGGCACGACGGAGCGCATTGGCGCCATGAGGAAGGCTGCTGAAGCTGCTGCCGCAGATGACTCGCTCAAGCAGTGGGCCGACAAGTTCCTCGGTGGTCACCTCGAGGCAGTAGGCAAGAACGACTTCGTCTTCAAGGCGGCCGTCGAAATAGACACTCCGACCGACCTCATCAAGAACTGGGTCGCGACGGCTGCGGCACAAGCGAAGGCGGCTGCGAACGAGGGCAAGCAGCAGAGCATGATTGACCAGGCTCTCGGCCAGAAGGCCGACTGGGAGCAGCGCATCCACGAAATCGAGAGTATGCCGGCGCTGTCGCGCAACATCGGCGGCGCGAACGAAAAGATTATGGCAGATCGCAATGCCGAGATAGCCGCTCTCAAGCAGAATCTCTTGGGCCTACAGCCCCTGCTCGGCTCGCTCGGCATTCAGATGGCCGACCTGAAGGTTCACGACCAGGCGATGGTCTTCAAGGCCAACATGACCGACATCAAGACCAAGGTCAAGGACGTGAACCAGCAGCTCCAGGGGCTCAAAGGTAAGCCGCACACCATCAAGCTCATCCTTCGTGAGATGGCCCTGCGCGACCGTCTAAGCGCCCTCAAGAACCAGTTGAGCAAGGTGGCCGGCAAGAGCTATCAGGTCAGACTTCACGTCCGCATCGAGACGCTGGAGACGAAGATCGACCAGGCGAAGCGACGCCTCGCAGAGCTCGTCGGCACAGGAACGGGCGCCGGGGGAAAGCGCAAGTACTCTCCCGAGGTCAGCGCGGACATCAGGAAGATCACGAGGTTCCTCAAGAAGGCCGAAGCTCAGTCGGCGGCCATGAAGACGAAGGTCGAGGCGGCCAAGCCCACGATCGACATGAACGCGGATTCTGCACTGGACAAGTTGGCGGCCGTCACGCAGGCGATGGACGGCATCAACGGCAGAGATGTCACCGGCACCGTGAACATCATCGTGAACCAGATCCCCGGCAGCGACGGCAAGGGTGGGCACAGAGGCGGCATCTTCAGCGGGCCGCACTCAGGCTATCCGATGACGCTCCACGGCCGCGAGGTCGTGCTTCCACTCGAGCACCCGAACCTCATCCCTGGACTTCTCCAGCGCGCCGGCGTCACGAAGCTCATCCAGCCCGAGGCTGTCCCACTCCAGAGCACCAGAGGAGCCGCTTCCGTGCAGCGCCCACTGGCCGCTACTGGGACTGACGGATCGCCGGCGGTGACCGAGCTCCACTACCACTCGCACGTCTACGTTCCCGGTGGCACGACCATCGTCGGAACGGCTGAACAGGTCGCGACGACCCTGGCGCCGCACATCGAGCGGTCCCTGGCTAAGACCCACAGTCGCAGGGGAAGAGGCCGCTGATGGCCGCTCCATGCGTCATCAGTGCGGGCACGGTGGTCGAGGACTTCAGCGACAAGGCCGAGTTCACGGCAGACGGGACTCAGATCGTGTCCACGTATCATCACTGGCGCTGCCTTGACGATATGTCGAAGCGCGGCGTGGCGACGCGGCACAGCTACACGGCGACTCCGACCACCGGGTACATCACGAAGACCGGCATGAGTCTTAGCTTGGCCGGCCTGAACGCCCTGCGCTTCGACTTCCGTCACTACGCACCAGCCGAGGCTTACAGCACTCCCTGCGCCCTCGGTCTTGAGTTCTCCTCGACGGGCGACTTCGGCACGAAGTGTATGCGCGCGACGTACGGGCCGACGACCAATCTCCCGCCGGGGTACGGGCCTTTCCGCTGGCTCATCGGATCGTCTGAGTGGACCTCAGTGGGCAGCGAGTCGTGGTCGAACACGATGGTCGCCATGCGCGTCAGCCTGACTCCGCTGTGGCCTGCCTACGGCATCATGTACTCGCCGTACTTCTTCCTCGACAAGTTGGTGCTGAACCCCGTGACGACCCCGCTCGTGGTGCTGTCGTTTGACAGCGCAAGCACGGCGACGACAGACATCACGCAGGATGCGCTGGCCGACTACGGTTTCAGCGGTAAGGGATTCGCCAACATGGTCGACTCCGACAACGTCGGAGACACGGGCTACAACACTTGGCCCCAACTCAAGGCTCTCGACTCAGCCGGTCTTCGGATGATCCCACAGCACACGAACTGGCTGCTTCAGTCGCCGCGCAACACTGACGGCATCCTCAACAGGCCGGTCCCGCCGTACCCCGTCGAGGACACCGACTACGTCGGGGCAGACGACTCCACGAACAACGTCTTCGTCAGCTACGAGCACTTCGCCTTGATAGACCAGTACCTGCGCTCCATCCACGCCTACTACGGCATCCCGTGGACACGCGACCTGTTCAACCCGCACTCTGGTCTGGCGAACGGTCTGGACGTGACGCGCTTCTACCGCGATTTCGGCTTCAGGTCCGTTGCCGTACGCGCCGACTGGCAGTCGAGCACCATCAAGCAGACGCCCTACCACACGCTGCCGATAGTCGAGGGCAACTTCTGCGCGTGGAACATCGCCACGTCTACGGCGACGCACGCCAACGTGATGAGCGCCATCGCTGAAGTCGTGTCCTACGGTCGCTACCTGCATCTCAGCTACGGGCCAGTACCGGGCTCTTGGACAGAGGCAGATTTGCGCCTGGAGCTTGCCGAACTGCGACGGCTGGAAGACCTCGGCAGCCTTACGGTCGTGACGCTCTCAGAGTTCCTTGATCTGAACGGCGTCCCGCCTACTTCTGATGGGAGCGTTGACGTGAGCCTGACCTTTGGAGCATCAAACCTCGACATCAACGACCACGTCACCTACTTCCTGATGCCCGACGTGGACTTCGGTGAGAGAGCGAAGATCTACGACGAGTTCCGCAGCTACGGCGACAGTCTCACGGTGGCACAGTGCAACGTGACTGAGGCGTCCATCATCCCGATGGCTATCCCGCTTCTCGTGAAGGCAGCCACGCCGACTGCACTCCGCACCGCCATCGACGCCATCAACGCCGTCATCGACGGTGGCCCTTGCCCCCTCGTCTACAACGACGGCTCAGGGGCTCTCACGTACCACGTCCTGCACTCACCGCGCGTGAACTATGTCAGATCACAGGACTCGATTCTCGGCTGCTATACGAACATCACGCTGAACCTCGTGCGGACGCCCATCGTGGACGGAGCCTGATGCCACACGGAGATCCTCTAGCGACGGTAACCGGCCTCGACCCGGCCAGCGGTCCTCCTGGCACGATGGTCGTCATCACCGGGACGCACTTCCACGTAGACACCGTAGACGTGCGCTTCGGCGCGGTCAGCGTCGGGGCGAACTTCAGAATCCTGAGCGACGAGTGCATCGTCGCCTATGCGCCCGACAACACCGGGGCTGTCGATGTCCACGTCGACAACATGGGCGGCACCGGCACCGCGCATACTGTGTTCACCTATGACACCTACGTCGGCCCACCCGGCGGCGGGGGCGGCGGTACTCCTACGGTGACCAGTGTCGTGCCGAACGTCGCCGTCAAGAACGACGGTGGCGACGCGATAGCCGTTCTCGGGACGAACTTCACCACGGCCAAGGCGGTCAGGTTCCAGAAGTCGTTCAAGGTCGTTGCCGGGTCCAGCGTACAGCTTCTCGCCGGGAAGGCCGATGGCGGCTTGACTGAGGGCAACAACGCCGACCCGACCTCTACGTGGGACAATCTCGCCGGGACAGACGGCACGCTGACCAACTTCGGCTACGTGCTTGGCGACCGCCCGCGCACCAACACCGAGACGGACAAGGCGGTCTGGAGCGACCAGTCCCAGTACGGGAACGACGGTACTCTCAACGGGTTCGCCTACACTCCCGCGAGCGGCTGGGCAGGAGACGGCTCGGGAAGCAACCCGTATCGGCTCGTCTTCGACGGCAGCAACGACTATGTAGCCCTGCCCGACCTTGGCACCGCAACTATCGAAGATGGCTCAGCCAGCTACGAAGTCTGGTTCATGACCACCAGTACGGCGTCTGGCGATCATCCCATCATCGGTGAAGACAACGCGGGCTCCTACCCGGCAGCGGCGTTGCTTGTCAACGGTGGCTATCTCAAGGCGGTCACATGGGACTCGGGTGGAGTCGCTGCGGTAGTGACGAGCCCCGGTCAGGTGTCTAACGGACTGCTTCATCATGCGGTCATCACTGTGGCGAGCACGGTCCAGACCTTGTATCTCGACGGCTATGCGGTTACCCCCAACCCGACCACTACCGCGAAGACTGTCGGGACGGTGACCA